TGGCGATTCAGCGTTTAATTGGTTTTGGGAAAAAAGAAGAGTTTAAGGAAATTTTGGCAATTTTAAGAAGGCAGAACCCTGATAGGATAAGGGTTCTGTGAAATTTGTCGTGTACAGAGAAACTTTATTGTAAATACGCTGTACTTCAGCCTCATCCAGCTCCAGCTTATGGCCTTTACCAACTTTAAGACCTTCAGCCATACGGGCAAAGTCCTTCAACACAGGCTCATGGACGGTATATCCTATTTGCCCATCCTTGCTCAGCACCAAAATATTGCCGTCATCACCGAAGTGAAATAGAACATTATCTTTTCCATTTTGCACATATCGCACAACTCCCCGGTGAGATGACTTACTGTAATAAACTTTGAATTTGCTACCGAATACATCCTGTTTCGCGTCATCCACTAAAACGCTATACTGCGAGTCTTTCGGATATACTGATGCCTGTGCGAAACCCTCAGCACTCACAACCAGAAGCCCTACCAGAGAAGATGACAGAAGTGTCTTTGTGAATTTTTTACTCATTATGGATATCCTGTTAAATTATCTGTATACAAATCAGCCGCAACACCTCACACTCATAAAGAAATATGATTAATTACGACCTCATTCAGGATATTCCGAAAATAAATTTAAAAATTAATTTAATAACTTTAGGATTTGTCTTACATTATTCTGGGCATACTTACTCAGGCCCACGCCTACACCGCCGGAACAGACATCAGAAAAAACTTACCCTCAATCAGACTTGCTGTTTCACATCTGCTTACACTGTAATTTCTGATCAACATCACAACATTATCCGAATTTAACTGTTCAGTTCATCTACAATATTTCCATGCGTGACTTTATATCAGCCCCGCACTTCCGTACGGGGCCATTTCTGTTAATCCACTCCCACTTTTTTGTTGTACTCGCGGTTAAACCGATCCACGGCAATTTTCATATCCCGCTCTACCGATTTCACCATCGCCGCCTGCTGCGCCAGACTGAGAGTACTGTCGGCGTAAATGGCATCACGCTGTTTACGCAAATCCTTCAGTCTCTTCCGGGTATCCTGCATAAGCCCGTTCATCGACAATTTTCCGTTGTTCTCGTCAATGAATGCCGTTCTTTCTGCACCGGTCAGACTCTTCAGCTCTGCGTGGTACTGCGCAACCTCCGTCATCCGGTCATACATCTTCTGCTGGTCAGCATACGGCATCACCTCACCCGAAATTTTCCCCAGGAAGGGCACCTGCTGCTCCGGTATATCAATACCGTTCAGCGATTTCACCGCCGCATCTGTGGTTTTGGAAATGAAGCGCCCTGTCCCTCCGGAGATATAGTCAATCCAGAATTTCAGCGATTCCGGTGTGATATCCACCGCGCCGGGACGATACTGGCTACCACCTGAGAACGCATTCAGCCAGGATGCAAACGCCTTGTACGCCTCAGGCGTTGAACGTCTGCCCAGCTGGCTGTCCGGTTTCGGTGTGCCAAATGGCATGTTCTCCTGGTAAATCTGCGCCCCCATGAAGTTTTCATTCATGGCAAGGTTCGCAAACGGACGCAGAATGGTCGGCGCTGCATTTTTCAGCAATGCCCCGGACAGTGTTTCCGACGTTTCACTGCCCACAGGACTGAATGCCCCCAGGATACCACCGACAACATTACCGGCAGCACGTGAAGCAGTCAGGTCGCCCGCTGCCACACCTTCAGCAGTATGCCCGAGCAGGAAGAAAACGTTGTACCCGTAAGGCAGAGGAATACTCCAGTACTCTCCGGCCTTGCCCCCGAACACCGATTTCATAATGACGAGGTTACGCTCTTTCACATGAGACGGCACCTTGTCATACCAGTTAACCCCGTCATCATCCTCCCCCGCAACACTGCGGTTAAGCGAGCCAAGCAGATAACCCGCTCCCACAGCTGCAAGCGCGATTTTCTGCGGTACATTGAGATTCTTCCAGCGAAGGCGCTCCGGTAACGGCCCGTCGCCATTAAGATGTCCGAGCGTTCTCACCAGGTTTGCGGTCCCCTGAATGCTGGCGTTGGCAAACATATACAGCGAGTTCATCAGCGCTCCCTGCTCACCACGACGGTTAAAGTTCACCGTCATGTTTTTGGCAAGAGACGCCGCCTGCTGGCGTGACAAACCAGCATCACGGGCGTGTTTATAGGCAGAAAGACGCAGAGCGTTTTCAACCGCCCCGTTGGCATCCTCGACAAGGTTAAGGAACGAATTCCATGCACCGATACTCTGGCCTTTCCATCCTCCCTTCGCCAGCGATACAAGGCGATCCATTTCCTTCTGCTGGCCTTCAAGGTCACCCATGTTAAACCAGCCGGTTTTACCTCCGTCCTCAACAAACTCTTTCCACACCTTCTGCCACTGCGCACCGTTGCCCGTGAGGGTTTTACCACGCAGACTGGCGTATACGGCAGACATGGCAGACCGGCTGTCTTTCACCACAGCCAGGGCGGATAAGTTATCCAGCCCTTTCAGTTTACCGTCGCTCCTTCCCTGCTCAGCCTTCAGGTTCATCACCGCCGTCTGCACGTCACGGATGAAGTTACTGACCAGAAATTCCGGGTTATACGACGTGTTCACCGTTGCCAGGAAACGGTTAACTTTCCCCAGCGTACGGATTACGGCGTTACTGGTTTCCGGCCCCATGTTCTTCATCGCACGCATCAGGCGCGGGTCATGGAGTTTGATGTAGTAAGTTTTGCCGTCCTTTTTGGTGGTGAAGTAGCGATCCGCCATCATTGCCATAGGCACCGGACGTTCAACAACTTCGCGACGGGTTTCGCCGGTTTCCGGATCAACACGCTCTGCAATCGCCCGCATGGTGTCCGGTTTGTCATCAGTGAATACCTGCCAGTAATCCTTATCGGGATTATCCTGCACCAGTTTCAGGAAGGCGTTACCCACTTCGTTTTTGCGATTGCGGATCAGCGATTCGCTCAAATCCTGTATCGCCTGAGTGGACGGAGACTGTGCACGGGATGCACGCCCCATGGCCTGCCTGCTTTCACGTCCGCCGATAGTGAAGCCCTTACCTGTACGGGGCAGTGACACCACACCGTCAATATCCTGACCTTTCAGGGGAACGTAGTAACGGTAGGCGTTCTGCCAGGCATCCACCACACCACTCTCTTCAAGTCCGGCCTCACGGATAAGCTCACGGCGACGGGCCAGCATATCGTCAATAATCCCTGCCAGACGGTCATACTGTGCCTGTTTGCCACTGTTACGTACACGCTGCATGATTTCCGCCGCTTCCGCGTTGGTCATCCCCGAACCGCCGTCCGGCATTTTCGGGTTGATTTTCGCGATATGCGCGTTACGTTCCGGCGCGTGACGGGCGTAGAGGTACTCATCCAGATCGGCCTGCGCAATTTTGTAGTCCGCCAGTAATTTAGCCAGTGGCTGAACGTAGCGCTCCTTCATCACGTTCAGGTCGTTTTCCGCCTTCCCGTGGAAGAGTTCTTCCGCCATATAAGCGTTGTTACTGTCGTCTATTTTTCCGCCAGTTTTACGGATGTTCTCCTGAACAGCTTTCAGCACCTGGAATTTATCCTGCATCTGACGCACAAAACGCGATGCAATTGTCTCTTCCGGTGTCAGACTGCTGGTACGGGAGTAATACGGCCCCTTGCGAATATCTTCAGGATAGAGTATTTTATCTACAGAGCCGCGATAAGAACGCTCCTCTTTGGGCAATTGAAGCCCACTGTACTGAGGGTTATCGCGGCTTAATTTTTCCTTCCGGTAAAGCGTCAAACCTGCTTTATCCAGGCTATTAGCTTTGTTCATCCCCCCTTTTGTTCCATATACAGAAGCCACCTTGTTAATTTCTATTCGTTTATCTGTTGCCTTCATGTGCACTGCCGACACCACCGGATCACCATTTTTATCCACGGCATCAAGCAGCATCACAACCGCATTTCTTTCTGTCGCGGAACGGTAAATTGCATCCGGATCGTGCATCAGCTCAGGAAGTCTCTCGATAACATCCATTGGCACCACATGTTTCACTCCATTGGTTGCCTTCCGCACAGTGTCGCGGGAGATAACCAGCGGCAAATCTGGTGCGCCAAGGTGGCGCAATACCGGCGGCGTACGCCCGATGTTTGCAGTCATTGCACCAGAACGTAACGACTTCATCATTCTGGCAAGGTCATCACGATAACGCTCGCCCTCACCTTCCGGCACTTTGAACGGATCAGGTTTACCACTACGGGGGTACTGAGACGATGCGCCCGCGCCATCCTCACGCGGCGTGTAACCTTCCCGCACACGCTGGCCTAACGTGCGAATAGTTTCGCGAACAAGTCTGATATCGTTCAGCTCTGTCGGCTTCAGTAACCCCGTGCGACGCAGTACCCCTTTGACCAGGGCAACAACACGCTCCCACGCCGCCACAAATTTATTCGGCTGTTTCTCCGCCATATGTGCCAGAAATTCACCCGCCTGCACTTCCGGTGATTCCTTACCATAAGACGCATCAACCTTACGCCAGGCTTCACGGATGGTGGCGTTATCACTGTCACGGGTTTTCAGCACGGTCTTAATAATCGTCTGATATTCCGCTGGCGTGACTACATGCTCCATTGCATGGTGGATAATCTCGTGACGCAGCTTCTCGCGAACGGTCCGCCCGTCAGGAATGTTATCCGCCACCAGGACAATTTCACGTTTATCCGGACGATAGAACGCATGCACCCTGCCGTAACCGTCGAACGATTCACCCGCCAGCGCTTCAGCCTCTTTCTGTGACTTCACCACGCGGACCTTCAGGTCACTGTCCTTAATGCCACTCATCACGCCACGGGCAACCGCTTCAACCTGCGGGACCGGGCTGCCTTTGGCTTCCGCACTGCGGTTAACATCCGAAATGAGATTGCCTTCAGGTGTGCGGGTCACGCCCTTACGGGAATAAAACGCAACGCCCTTGTCCGTCTCACGGGTTTTCAGCGTACTGAACAGGTGATCGAATGCATCACGAATACCGCCATCCAGTTCCGCATTCGTCGGATAAGCCCAGGTGTTATCTGTGTTGTGCTCAGGTGCCTTACGGATATTGACCAGATAATCATTCTCCACGCCAGCCGTACGCGCTTTATCCTGAACATAACGCTCAAAGGCACGCGCCGCCATTTCAACATCCGTTGACCAGTACGGTTTTGAGCGCACCTCATCGAGAAGCGCTGAACGACGCGGCATGTCACTGCTGTTGATCGCTTTCATCACGCCTTTAAACGCGTCGTAAACCTCCTGACGTACCGGATATTCCGCATCAACATATCTGCCGTCTTTAAATACGCGCCCGGCACGTTGTGCTTCCGTCATATAGTCGCCACCTGACGTGATCTTCCCGTCAGTGGAAACATCATAACGACCAAAATAATTATCCAGTGAATGGAACCATTCGTGGGCCAGCGCCCCCGGTCCGTTACCTTTTGTCAGGTTGATTGCCACCTCACCCGGCTCATAGTGTGCCGCCGCCTTACCCTTACCACGGGCACCAAAAGCAAGCCCAAGACGACCATTCAGGGAAAGCGCTTTTGTCGGAACGTTCAGCACGTCAGCCAGGTCATGCAGCGAGTCATAAGCCCGGTTCAAATCAGCCTGACGACGCGGACCTTCCACATAATTACCAAACTGCACACCACGGAAACCAAACGCATCACTGAACTGCTCCGGCGAAACATCCCCTTTGCGGCGTTCTGGTCCGGTGCGGTCGCGGTTAGTGGCGTTACGCTGCTCCTCACGCGAAATCTCCCGCATCTCCTTCACATGACGAACAAGCTCATCACGATGTGAATCAATGTACTTACGCGCATCACTGGCTGACTTAAAACCACCTCTCACCCGCATTTTGTTTTTGCCGTAAGCGATAAAAATATCGCCACTACGGGTATTCCGGTAAACGTCAAAGCTGATTTTGTCATCTGGTGACGGTGCTGTTTTTTCATCACCTTTCGCCCGTGACTTTTCCTCCTGCTCTGCAAACCAGGCTTTCGCCTTTGTCAGTAATTCATCCCTGCTTTCCGAGAAAAAGAGGTTACTCCCCTTATTGTCCTTATTGCGCAGTGAATAAAGTTTCTGTGGCGGATCGTAACGCTTCCCTCCGGCCGCCTGATACACACCGGATACCACCCGATAAGCAGAAGCCTTGTCCATCTGTGAAGGTGGCAGCGTGCGTAACAGTTGCCAGGTATCCGCATAACGGGAAGGCATTCTTCCCTCCATCCACTCAGCAAGCCGTCCGGCAGTCACTTTTCCTTCCAGCATTCCCGCCACGCTTGTGCGGATGCTCTTTACACTCTCCACCCACTTCACCGCATTGAGTTTCGTTTTCGCGGGAATATCACTGCGGTACAGCGCAATCATTGCCAGTGTGTCAGCGTCGGCCCCTTCGTTCGCCAGTTTTGCATAGTCCGGTTTCGGGAACACTTTGCTCAGCGGCTGCGTGAAATAATCCCTGTCTTCCAGCGTTTTACCCAGTGTTTCGGCAAGCTGTGCATAACGGTGTTTTGCCGCGCCCTTAATCTCCTCGCCAAAGTCTTCAATTTTTGCACCACGCGCCTGCTGGTGAGTGCTCGGTTTATCTACCGGCACCGGCACCTCAGTATCCGGAACATCGGTTATGGTCTGGCGATTATCCCCGGTCTGTCTGCGCGCTTCTGCCTGCTGTGCCAGTTCCGGAAGGGAGTCACGAACCATACGAGGGAGTGATTCAGGATGTGGCATATCAACCCCACGCTGTTCAGGTGCAGGAAGTCCTTCACGCACTGGTGCTGTGGCGTTCTGCTCATCCGGTGATGGCAGACCACGACGAACCGGTTCGCCCTCCAGTATTTCCCCCTGGCGACCAGCGGCATTTTCCGGTGCCTGCGCACGTCCTTTCTGGAAACTCTGGCCCTTCACCTCACCGGTTGTGGTAAAACGACCACCACGTCCGGCCTGATTTTCATCCGGCGTACGCGCCACTTCTCCTGGTAACGGATATCCCTGTCCGGGATGAATATCGCCGGGAGCGGGAAGGCGTGGACGCTCAGTTAACTCCTGTGCTGTCGGACCGGCATCACCTTCAGCCATCTGTGAACGTACAAGCTCCTCTGCCGTCGGCGCGTTGCCACGGGCAAGGCGGGCCTGCACTTCTGTATCATCCCCCGTGAAACCACGGAATCGCGGGTCACGCATGAACGCGGGCTGCTCCATCGGTTCAGCATCAGCAATACGCTCTCCGTCAGCCAGGGTGTTAATGGTCTCCGTTGCCACATCTTCAGAGAACGCAGGATTATCCATTTCAACGGCATACTGATTCTCGCCTTTCTTCACTACGGACGGTTTCAGGCCGGTGGCGCTGGCATTGCGGAAAACGTCGCTCCCCAGAGCACTTTTTTCATCCGTGAAATAACGGTTGTCCGGACGCACCTTTTCAATGCGTTCTGCTGGTCTGGACGCACCACTCCCGTTAATTTCAATACGAACTTCATCCGGATCGCGGAACCGCACCGTCGGGTAAATACTCCCGTCGCCATCATCCGCATTTTCCGGCTGTGGCTGTGCCTCCGGTCTGGCCTCCTGCTGAGGGCGAAGCACATCACGGATAGCCTGTAACTGCTGCTCTTCAGTATCAGTACGCCCTTCCTTCAGGCTGAGTTTTCGGTATTCCTCAAGCAGTTCAGGGCGCGGCTTCGCCTTCAGCTCATCCATCACCGCCTGTCGCTTCGCCTGTTCATCCAGTTCATTTAACAGCTGGCTGGCGGCTTCCCGGCGATGAACGGCAGACGTGTCTCCCTCAGGTGCCATATCCGCATCAGCATACTGTTCCAGAAGTTGCTCGCGATTCATGCCCTGCATGGATTCGCGATGCTGTGCCACCGGATCAGCCGGTTCGGGTTGCGGGGCTGCTTCACCCTGCTGTACGACTTCAGCCTCACGCATGGCGGTTTCTTCTGCGGCCTGACGTTTTCCACGATATCCGGCAACCGCACCGAACGGTGCGCCCATCGCTGCACCAAGAGCGGCTCCTTCGATCGTTGCGTCAGCTACCCCCTCCCATGGTGATATATCCATTCCGGCAGTCTCACGCAACGTCATATTTTCCTGGTAACGCGAATAGCCGCCCTGCGCCGCATTAATCGTCCCCTGTTCCGTGGCATTTCTGACAATGCCGCTTTTAACGGTCTTCGCCGTGCCCCGCATCGCCAGATTAAACAACTGAGCATCGCCCAGTTTTGCCGCCATGGCATTCACAGCCAGCAATTCAGGATCGGTTGCCAGCTGCGCGCGCACCTCATCGGCAACACGCTCTTTTGCCAGATCCATTTTCTGGCGATCAGTAAGCTGTGCGTGCTGCGGATCTGCATCAATTGACAAAAACGTCTGCTGAAATTTCGGGGACTTCGCCAGCTCAGAGTAATCCGCGTTAAGAACAGAGTCTGCTGCTGCCATTGCACTCTGCCCCTGTGCGCTGGCTGAGGAATGGGTGATCAGGCCTGCCTGGAATAAATCCGGCATTTTTTTATCGACAGCTTCTGCTGCCAGTGCGGTAGCTCTTTCCGGCTGCATCCCTGCCGCAATGTATTTTTTCTCCAGCCCGGCGGTCAGCACTTTTCGCAGAGTGACTTCACCCAGCTTTTTAGTCACACCGCCTGCAACCATATCAGGTACAAGGGCACCAATCAGGTTTACGCCCTTCGCCACCCAGACCGCAGAATCATCATATCCTTCAGTCATCGGTGTATTCAGCGCCCGCTGCGCCCCCGGCGACATCTTGCCAGTCAGCCATTCATCCGAGGCTTTAGCGCCGCCACTGACTGCCTTGCCTGTGACCTTCAGACCTTTACCGACAGTATCAGTAACCGCATTTTTTCCATCAGGCAGAGTGTCGATGACCTCATCCGCCCCCTTGCTGCCACCGACAAAAATATCCTGAACAGTTGCGACTCCCGGCAGCCCCATACGGCTGAACTCATTTAAAATACGCGCCCCTGTTTTTACCGGGTTCTGAATCATCGCATCACCGAGTCCACGGGCCATTTCCCCTGCCCCCCGGACGGACTGGGCGACACCTTTCCCCATAGTTGGCAATACATCGCCCAGGCTGAACGACGTGCTGTTGTCCTTCCAGCGATTGGGATCGGAGAAAAACGCATCATAGCTGTCAGTCTCGCCCGGCAGCTGAATGTTCAGGCTGTTGCGGTTCTGGTTGCCAAATTGCGCTTCAGGGCGCTGTTCATCGGAATAAGCCATACAGACTCCATAAAAAAACCCGGCACAATGACCGGGTATCAGGAAATAGTATTAACGGGAATGGTGAATTACTGCGCGTAATTCTGTTTCAGACCACGGATAAACTCAGATGCAGAGGCCGCACTATCATCTCTGGCCTGTTCCCCCCTGGCCTTTTGAATACGGAGAAAATTCGCATACCCGTTCTCCAGCAATTTCTGATTCTGAGGCTCCAGCATTTCTGGCTGACGGGAAGCAACTTCTCTGGCGAATGCCTGCTTATCCGGATCATCACCCGCCCAACTGGTAATCCCTTGTTGAATTTTTTGCTGCTGAATTTTCTGCTGATGTTGCGGTGAACCAGTTGCAGCATAATATTCATCCACCGCAGCCTGTGCATTACCGCCATTCTTGATCGCGTCCGCCGCTACGTTGCTGGCCCCCTTCTGAAGCTCTTTCAGAGAAAGTCCCTGCTGCTTCGGCATAAAATAACCATAATTTTTCGATATCTCTGCAAATTTGCTGCGATCCCTGACCTGAGCGATAGCCTTATCAACGGGTATCGCCAGCACGGTTTGATCATCAGGGTGCGCACTGCCGTATTCTGTTACAGGTTTATGCGCGGTGGAGCCATCGCTGTATGTGAGATCAAGGCCAATAAGTACGTACCCTTCCTGCTGCGCCGGTACGATACTGCCAATCCTGGCCCCTTTTATCGTTTTTTCCCCGGTTGAATCAGGCATGCCAATACGCTGTTGTAGTTCCGGGGCAAACACGCCGGAAAGCACATCGAGATTTTCCGGGGTATTGAGTGAAGCGATCGCCCTGTCCGGCTTGTCATCAAAGATTTTTTGCAGGTTGTTCACGGCCTGACCCGCTTTCGCTACATAGCCATCATTCGCCATCAGCCTCAGCGGATTACCCTCTGACAACTGGCCGTAAAGACGCATTGCTGCATCCCGATCGCCAGCATCCACAGCCTTTCCAAGCGCCGCCATCACAGGCTGATCGCGCGCCAGCATATCGTTATACTCAAGCCGTCGCTGGTTGTATTTCTGCATCCGGAGTCGCTGCTGCTCCATACCCAGCGACGCATTCCGGTAATTCTGGTTGGCGTTAAACTCCCTTTCCTGCAGTGCATAATTACGGTCGTCGACTTTGGCTCTGTAATCAAAGTTCCGCTGATCAACGTCTTTATTATGTTCAAACTGCGACTGTGCAAATTCAAAATCGCGCTCGTTATTTTTCTGTTGTTGAGCAAGCTGTGCTTCTCGCAAACCAAGTTCCTTACGACGGGTCATTGCCTGGTCAACCGTGCTGAATCCGGCAAGTAAACCCTGTGCAAATCCGCTCATTCACCACTCCTTAAAACAAAGAACCAGCAATACCACCTATGACAGCACCAATAGCCGCACCGGGGAGACCACCAACAGCAGCGCCCATAGCTGCACCCGTACCAATTCCCGTGCCGATATTCTGTTTGTTCTGCGCTTTCTGTTGCGCCGCCATCTGTTTGTTCGCGGCCTCAATTTCTTCACGTCGTCTGTCGGCATCACTTATTCCCTGTAATGCCTCACGCCGCGACTGATTCGCAATATCCAGTAAACCGTATCCCATATTGCCCCCTTACGCTGACACCAGTTTTCCGCCAACACTCAGTTGTTGTCTTGCAGGTGCAGAAGCCCCCGTCAGTATGTTCATCTGGCGATCCTGCTCTGCTTCACGGATACCATTTTTCGCGCCAGCAATTGCCAGAGCATTACGCAAACCCAGTGTGTTACTGTTGGGATTATCCGGGCGGCTTACCCCGTATCTCGCCATCTGGTTATCCTGCGCCATCTGCGCTGTACGGAGACTGGAAGTGGCAAGGCCGCCCACCCGGGCAAGCTGCGCATTCATCAGGCTGTTGTTCTCGCCAAGGTCAGCCAGCCTTGCCACGCGGGGCAAATATCTGGTTCGCCAGTCGTCGTATTGTTGGCGTGTCAGCGCTGCTGACGTCTGCCAGTCACCCTGTGGGCGGGCTGCGCCTGAATAACCAGCCCTTGCGAGAGTTTCGTATTTGCCATACTCCATAATTACAGTCTCCAGTTCTGAGCCTGATGCTGAATAGCATTAGCGCCGGTGCCTGGCGTTTTAGCGCCGCCACCACCTCCGTTACCGCCAGCCTTATGCATCGCGTACGCACCTACAGCTCCCAGACCAGCGCCAACAAGAGAAGCTCGCCCCTGTTGTTTCGTAAACGCCGCCTGTGCATCCGATTTGGCTTTTGCCAGACTGCTGTCAGCCAGGGAGTTAAAACTCTGTAACGCATCTGCCTTCTGACCGGAACCGAGAGCCGCAACATCCTGTAGCCCGGCAATATATTTATCTGCCTGCGATACCTGCCCCCGTGTGGTCGTGTCAATCTGCCCGATCACCTGGTCGCTTTGATTTGCATCCATTACTGCATTAAAACGACCACTGGATGGGTCAACGCCGGACTGAGCAAGATTACCCGCCAGCTCCCTTCGCGCTTCACCAAACTGTTTCTGATACCCAAGATTTGTTGTGCCTGCGATATTTTCGTACTGCTGCTCACTGTTAAGGTCATCGACCTTTTTCATGAAGTTATCTTCTGCCGGACGGAGAATATTTTTGTAATCCTGCCACCCTTTCCAGGCCACCTCTTCCTGTGCTATTTGCGCTGCTGTTGGTTTTACTTTGGTATCACCACCACCTTTACTTCCGCCCATAATGGCTCCTCAGATAACAAAAAACCCTGCCGGAGCAGGGTCAGAATGTGAATTGCAATGTGGGTTTACGCTCGATGATGAATACAGTGGCAGTCAGACTGCTATCCTGAACACCATGAAGCCATCCTCATCATCCGGCATTCGCTCAAAGCCCAGACGTTTTCCCAGCCGGATAAATCCTCGTCTTGCCGTATGAAATTCGGCCCAGCGTCCGCCAGCCAGGCGGGTTAATGTCTTCACCTCCGGCAGATAACGCTCAACACTCTTACTCCCCGTACACACGCCCAGTAACACCAGAACATAAGGGATACCATCGTCACTGAGCACAGAACGCAGCACCAGAAAACCATCCGGTGCCTCAAAGCAAAACGCCTGCTTTTTAAGGCCGGCGTCTTTAACTTCATTCATAAATTCAGGGTTGCGGGAATTTCTCACAACACGCTGCATATACCGGAGAATTGTGTCGTCCATTCTCTCACCAGAAACGGGTGCCATATCGGCTGAACCTCAGCAACCAGTTGACGGGGACTTTCGTCCCCGTCGCGGTTTTCCTACTGCTTACACTGTAAGAACGCCGCAAACTCCGCTCCCCACAAATTCAGCCGGAACTCACACAACGAGCCGTGTAACATCCAGATGGTGAAGATTACCGTCATACAAATTGTGACGGTGATGAGCGATTTTTGCGACATAGCGCTTGCCTCCTGAGTGGAGAGGCGCTAACCTTCTACTTGCTTAAGGTATGATGGTTAGGGCCTCGGGTTAAACAAAATGTTTGACTCGGGGCCTTTCCACATCAGGCCTTCAGGTTCTCCCTCCAGCCATCAGCCGAAAGGCACCCGCGCATAATCTACGATTTTTGCCCTGCACGGGCAACAAAAAACCCGCCATCACAGCGGGTTATGACATGTTGTCGGGTATTACTCAGAATTTCAGGCCAATGCCTGCAAATAAACCATCAGTTTTCCAGTCGCCAGAGCCTGAGCTTTCATAAGTGACGTCCATAGTAACACTTTCATTGAAGTTAAATTGCGCGCCGACAGACCATGCAATAGACGTTTTTTTGGTGCTGTTACTTTCAGAAAAACTACCGGCACCATGATTAAGATTGTCGTTAATTTTCAAGTCAGTGGTGACTTTTGCAACCCCCATGCCAGCCATTGCATACACACTGAGGTATTCGTTAAACCGCCACGAAGGACCGGATAGTAGACTCCAGTAATTAGCCCTGATATCAGTTCTCGCTGAAGCTGCCGGGTTTTTTACCTCTCGTGATGGATCGGAAGGCTTAACATCAATAAATGCCTGCGCATTAGTCATGGAGCGCGCCCATGTAAAAGAGGCTATAACACCCAGTTCATCAGTTATCTCGTAACGATACCTGATGCTCATCCCCAGGGGGCTTTTGGCTGTGCCGTCATGCCCCCGGGCAATAGCATTTTCGTATTCAGCTGATGAATTAAAATGGTTTACGTTTACAACATTCCTGAACGTATCCCGGTTATAAACACCCGCGTCTCTAACAAAATCCTTCAGCCCGGGGAAGCGTATGTGTGCAAACCCGAGAGATACCGTACTATCGCCTGATGCTGCATTTACCTGTGCAGTTAAGCAACTCATCACCAGAACTGCACACGCAAAAAATTTCATGATACTTTTCATTTTAAGTATTTCTCTGAATTAAAGGATGCGATGTCTGAAAGGAACGCTTTCGTTTTACACTATTAAAGTTTTTCTTACGCTAATCATATATTGAGGAATTAATAACCAGAACTTTATCTATATACGGCTTTCGGATATCCCATGTTGCACCACCGGAATAATGCTCACAGGAATATATTTTATTTCCTGTAGCACCAGTGGATGTGGTGTAAATCGGTCGGTCATAAGGTGTTCGTTTCCAGTTATAATATCCAACCAGTGCAGGCATAATTGCGCATGGATATCCAAGGTCCTTCTCAAACTTGATATCAACTGGTATTAACTTCGCGTCAAGCAGCATCATTTCGCCATGGTAAATCATCTCACCCGACGGGTTATACATGGCGATACCATACTCAGAAGGTTGAGTAACCATATTCGCAAAAGCATAAACAGTCGTAACACCGGGATTCGTTCCCCTGACAATTTGATGAAGCCTTAAGGCATGATATCCATCAATTTGTTCATGCGTGTACATAACATCGGCCTTTTTCTCTGTTCTGATAAAGAAAAAACAACTTTTTCCTGACGGGATTGACGTTTTAAAAAAAGCCTTCTCAGTCGCCGGAATAGTTCCCTTATTGATCAGACACTGAGGCGTAAACCCCGGGCTTATCCACAAGCTGCCATCTGGTTTCGTAATGCTTAAACCATACATACAACTCACCCCCAGAATGTATAAATATATGACCCCATCCCCTGCTCAAGATTCGACCATGTCACCGTATTGCCATTAATGGTTATCTTCGGTACTTTCCGGTCCTTAAATACATTATTCCACGGAAATAATGAACAGACTGCCTGTAATGTTTTCCCTTCTGGTTTATTCGTATACGTTTTTGATCCCGACTCCGCCGTAAACCTGTCCAGGAAAAATATGGGAGTAAGCACGCCCGTAACATTAACATTATTTCTGTTGTATATTGCAAAACCATATTCTGCCAATGTCAGCCTCCGGCTCAGCTTAACCTGCCTATGCGAACAGCCAGGCGTCCGTTCTGGTCATAAACTTCAATTTTATCATTGCGGATCACCAGCCCCACATTCTGATTAGAGTAACGAATTGTCAGTTGCCCCTGCGACGTAACACTAAAAAGGCCACCAATATTCAGGTTACCCTGAGAATCAACCTGAAAGTTCCCGTTCTGAATAACAGCACTACGGATAACAGGCGACGTGATACTTGCCCCGGCTTTTACTTCATCTGCCACAACCTTCCGCGACACCAGTGTTTCAATCACCGCGTCATAAATCATCGCTTTGGGAATAACAACTTTTCCACCTGACACCGCAAAGGGATAGGCTGTGTTATCCGGGTTGTTCGGGTCAAAGACAAACAACTGCGATGCCGAAATTGCAACCTGGCTTACCGGCTTCCCTTCACCATCTTTTCCTGCAACAATTCCGATCCCCGCAGTAATTCCCTCAACGCCGGTCTTTTTTGACCACATGGCCAGGAAAGCTTCACCGCCTTCTTTATCCACCTTAGTGATGCGCTCATTTACCTTATTAAGCTCTTCACTGGTTGACTTATTCATCCCCGTAACACGGGTATCAATACCACCGATAGTTTTCAGTGTTTCTTCCCTGAGATTACCCACAACTTCCGTCGTCTCGATTGCCGCGTCCTTTACTGCCTGCCCCTGAGCATTCTTTATTTCCTTACGCAGCTCTTCCACCACCGGTGACTTTGCAGCCTCCTCCTTGATCTGGTCAATAATGGCCTGAACGCTTATCTGGGTTTGTGCGGGAGTGCCTTTTACCGCGTTCCATGGCCCTTTCACTCCCGCTGCATTAACAAAGCGTATCCAGTAGAATCCCGACCAGCCCGGATCAACCGGATCACCGTAAACCTGCCCCGGCGTCGTGGCAACCAGCACCGCATCCGAAAGGTCATCCTCCGTACCCCGCCAGATTTCAGTCAGTGAATGACCGCGATAATTCGGCATATCCCATTCAAGAAGCACCGAACCAAATCCCCCGGTAGCCTTAAAATTCTGCGGCTTCGAGGGGAAATCAACGACCATCAGGCTACTGTCAATCTCGATCCCCGGATTCAGGGCGTATGAGACACCTCCTGAAGCCCGGCGACGGGCAAGCTTCAGACCAACCAGCTCTTCACGGGTTACAAAAGCATGACGACCATCTCCACGCTGCCCTGTGCCAATCTCCATATTTTCCACAACCGCAGATAAATCCTTTCCTGCGCGCCACGGTTTTTTTGTCATACCGGCAGCTCCGACATCGATGTACTGAGTGTGATACGTTCAACCTGACCAAAACCAGAAACCAGCATCTGCCAGTTTTGCCCGGTTGCAGCAGGTAACCTCACAACGCGTCCTGAAAAGCTTCCTGGTGCAAGGTGAATCACCGGCACATCATCAGCCAGCACAGTAATTCCCACCCGCTCTGGCGTCGGAGACTTCACACTGAGACAGGAAAAAGAGGTTCTTTCCGGAAGGGAAAATACCTTTGAATGCCATCTGATTGTCGACGGCAAACTCCCTCCGGCAATCGCAGACATGTTTTGTCCTGATACCACCCGCATAACATCGTTAACCAGGTCAACACATGCGCAGTCAAACGGCGTACTGAGGTACCGGATATCCATGTTCGCCGGGCTGAAGACAAACACATCCTGCTTACCATCCGGTTTCGTGTAACAGGCAATGTATTCACCACGCCAGGGATAAGCCACAATGGAGGCCGGATTAAACTGACTCTGCCACTGTTCCGGTGAAATAATCTGTTCCGTCGCCAGAGCGGCATTACCGTTTGCATCAACAGACACCAGGCCATTTGTTCCTGCATACAGCACAAAGCCCTCCATCGCGACCATACTCCGCCTGCTCAGACACGCCTGCATTGAAGGGATTCTGGAACCAGAAATTGTGGACGGTGAGACCCCACTGAACAAATAAGGCTCACCCTTTGTCGCCACCACCAGTGATGTTCCGAGCGGACAGATAGCCACAATATCTTCTGCCGTCGTGTGACGATTCACTTCCGGCCATGCATACGGCAGATACGCTTCCGAAAACATCACTTCATTACCGGCAAACCCGGCGGCAATACCGTTAGCCATCAGGCAAAGGCCTGTCATATTCTCTGGCGGCGGCAGGTAATCCCATGTCGCCAGCGAAGGTCCAAGGTTTTTCGCCGGTATTTTGTCCGTGTAACTGAGCACGGATGCATCCAGTTCAGCCACAAGTAAAAAATCCGCCTCCCCTCCACCTGATGCAGAACGATAAATACGACGACGTTTAATACTGGCATTCTGCAATGGCACCGGAGCCAGCGTCAGTTGTACCGCAGTTCCCGGAGTACGGAGTGTTACCTCCAGAGACGCCGGACCTGGCGGACCTTCTTCACCATAATCTGAGACAAAGGTTTCCGTATAAAACCGGGTTTCATCATCATTCGGGTTATCGTCAGAAACATCACCGCCCTGCTGAACAGTACAGACAGGAGCTGTCGTCGGCGCGGGGATCCCCAGACGATACGATGATGTCGGGTGATTCCCGTCCCCTTTTGTGGCAATGGTCGCATCCGTCACTTTAGGAAAACGCCCGTCAGTGTAGTAAATACGCCCGTGGGGGTCCTGAGCGATCGGACTGCGGATCACATCCACCACATCCGGCCATGCAAACCAGAAATCGTCACGGTAATGAAAAATTGTTTTTGGCTTAATTGTGAATGTTTTCTCAACCCCGGATATCTGACGTTCTGGTGTAATAACACCAAACCGGAAATGGCAGTCCTCCGCCAGTACAGCGGAATGCTCGGGCAGCATGGATGTCACAACGCGCGGCATCATCCCACGCATCGTGGTGATATCGATATAGGGCATAGAAATTCCTTTGACTGCTTCAGGCTTAAAAATCAGGGGATTTATGATGGAATTCGCTAAAATCGCGATCGGTATCACTGCAACAGAGTGTTGCTATGATATTCTGGACAAGACGTAACAACTCACTAATTGTTATCAAACGTCTTTCTTCTGGTCGGGGAGCATGTTGCTCCCCTTTTTTTACTGCATTACCACCGCAGCTGTAGCAACAAGAGCCAGCACACCACCAAGCCACACAAACAGCATGAAGCACATTGCGCCTGTGGTGTAACGTTTTCTCCCGTATCTCCGGTCTCTGTCTTTGTTCATCATCTGCACCTTCTGAATCATCAGAAGATGCCGCGCATCCGGCAGGACCGCCATCAGGCACCAACAAGCCGTCTGACGCTCACACCATACAGCCCGTTTTTCGCCATTCCCGTATACAGAAAGGTATTCACCGTCTTTGTGTTAATACCCATCTCACTGGCAAGGCGGCAGGGTCTCGACTGGCGGTAGACATAACCGAACATCACCACCATCTCTGACATCGTCAGCGGGCGGGCAGCACTGTTATACGTCCAGACGCCGTTGTGTATGGCATCACTTATCTGCTCACCATCACGGAGCAACTCCGCATCCAGTTGCAGAAAATGACGCCCCTGGAACATACAGCGCATCAGCCTGCCCAGCAGGCCATCACTGATTATCAGCCAGGATTCGTCAAAGTCCGGGATATAACGGCGGTTCTCCGGCAGGAAAAACTCCCTCGCCAGTATCACACTGTGCCCCTTCAGTAACGCCTGCAGACCATACTCCAGATAGCGGTTCCTGGTAGCCAGAATCACCTTCATCGCAGCACCTTCCTGTTTTTTATGCCCCATGAAAAACGGCAGACCAGAGTCCTGCGCCTGCCGCCATACTTCATGTCACTTTCAGCAATTAAAACTCGAAGTTAACGCCCATGTTGTAGGACACATCGCCATCACTCGCTGCAATACCCGCTTTCGCTGCGGTCTGCTCGTTGAAACGGTAACCAACACCCACGGCAACAGCCTGTTTATCACTGTACCCCCCCAGGGCAGCAGTGGCGTTGAATTTCCCCACACTGTACGGCTGGAAAAGCCCCGCCAGCGCTGCACTCTGTGCTGCTGCACGCTTCATCTCTTCGTGATTCTCACGAATTTGACGCTGCTGACTGTTCAGGCGTGCATTATGCTCCTGCAACTGGCGAGTATTGGACTGAATAGCCTGTGTATTTTTAGTAACCCGGCGGTCAACGCTACCAACTGCATAATCAATACGGTCTGTTCTGCCAGACAGAGCAACGAGACCATCATTGACGGCGATAGTTTTAGTCGCACCTTCTGCACGGGTAAGTTTTCCGTCAGGGTTCACACCAACTGTCGTTCTGGAGTCTGTATATTCACGAGACTTTTTCGCTTCGACTACAAGGCGGGTATTCGTATCCTGAGCCAGTTGCTCAACACTGTCTTTTACACGGTCAACCTGACGAACGGTTGCAGCATCTGAGGGACGAGTACCGTCACTCAGACCACCAAGCACCCGGGTTTTATAAGCCTTACCCGGCTCTGCTTCATAACCGATATAAACCTCATTGTCACGGGTTGTGCGTGAATTAGCTCCTAATGCAACACTGTTTTTATTTGTTACTGTTGCCTTTGCCCCTAACGCAGTACCTTCTGTTGCATTTTTATCCACTTTTGCTTTGGCTCCTAATGCAACACCTTCAGTTGCATTTTCATCCACTTTTGCGTAATTACCTATAGCGGTACCATAAATAGCAGAACCATCAACATAAGCAGCTGTTCCGGCGGCTGTTGAAGCATCTGCATAGGCATATGCTCCCACTCCCAGAGCTGTACTTTGTTTACCGTCCGCAGCAGCCCATGAGCCCACTGCTGTTGCAAATTTTTTATCCGCTCTGGCCCCTGTACCAACAGCTACTGAGAACTCACCAGAGGCTTTCGCATCGCTACCCAGAGAAACCTTCCCATTCTCCCCATCTTCGACGCTGAAACCTGTAATTTTTGTTCTCTGCAGACTGTATACTTTGTTATATACATCACGAACAACGCTATCAGTCATTCTGTGCGACTGAGACGGTCCATTCTTTTTTTTCTCAGCTGTTTGAGCAAAATCGTTCAGCGCACCGTCATGAATTGTGTACGTAATGCCACTGCCATTGATTATTACATCCCCATTTGAATCAAATGTGAAAAGTGTCCTCTTGCCGTTGTTCTTCTCTTTTACTTCGTATTTGAAGTTACCATTATCGCCTGTCTTTACAACTTCATAGGTATTCCCCCATTTATTGTTACCTGTGGCATACGGCACTGTGTATTTTTCTTCCTGCGCACTCACCCCACCACTCATCACCAGAAGCCCGGCCAGAGAAGATGACAGGAGTGTCATTGTAAACTTTTTACTCATTATGGATATCCTGTTAAATTATCTGTATACAAATCAGCCGCAACACCTCACACTCATAAAAAAGTCTGATTAATTACGGCTTTTTTCAGGATATTCCGAAAATAAATTTAAAAATTAATTTTATAAATTTAGGATTTGTCTTACATTATTCTGGGCATATCTGCTCACGCATACGACCACACCGCCGGAACAGATATCAGAAAAAACTTACCCCAGTCAGACTTGCTGTTTCACATCTGCTTACACTGTAATTTGTGAACAAAATTACAACATCAGAAAAAATTAACTATTCAGTTAACATAAAATATTTACAGGAGGAATAGTTCATGAGGGAAAGAAATGTTTCCCCCATATTTTTATCTGTTATTCCTGTGCCCAGCCAACCCTGTATGCCAGTATCTCATCCGCACTGGTCAGCTTTTCCAGCTCTTTCTTCATGGTGCGCTGCCGGACGTGGATTTCCATCCCTTTGGTAAACATCGCCTGCTCTGCAGCAGCACTCAGAGCAATCAGTGTTTCAGCGTCCATCGGTACGTCATTATTGTCCGCATCCGTCCAGAAAAACGCCTCCGGCAGTTTCCCCGCTTTCGCTGCCGCCACCGACGGCTCAAGACGCGTCTGCGTTGACTTCCCGTAGTCCCATTTACGCCCATTGTGCTCAAACGTGTAGTTCGCCGCTTCCATCGCATTACGCCAGGCGTTGATCCCGGCGGTTTTGAGTTCTCTGGCTTTTTCCGGGCTGATGGATGGCTGTACATATTCTGCAATTTCACCGGCCTCTCCTCTCAGACAAGCGGCATAAATATCCCGCCCGTATGCTTCGGTATCGCTGGCTGTTGCAGTGAAAGGAACCGCCTGCTCAATGTGCTCAAACTTCACCATGCAATTGACAGCAGTGTGCTCTTTATCTGCCCATTGCGGATTGCTTATTTTTTCCACATTCATGTTCATCTCCTGTCTGTCAGTATGCGCGCTGGAACAGCCCGATGCTTTCATTGTCATTTGTCGACGTAATTTCATTACACACCATCCATGAGCCCGGAACTGAGGATAGGTTGCCGTCAATGCCATCGGTGTTAGCTTTCATATAGTTTCCGTTTTCGTCTTTGATTAGGGCGCATCGCTTAAGGCGTGAACCCGATACAGTTTCTCCTGGCTGATAGGTTCTGCCGATGTCGGTTATATACGGGGCTAGTGCGGCAATAATGTATGTTCCGATGCTGTAAATTTCCCCGGGTACCAGCCTTCCGGTTGGCCCTTGTGGTCCCTGTGGTCCGGGTTCACCTGTCGGGCCCTGTGGACCTGTCGGGCCCTGTCTTCCTGTTTCTCCCTGCAAACCTCGTGGCCCCGTTTTACCCGCAGGACCTGCCGGACCAACCGGCCCCGGAACACCCTGTGCCCCCGCTGGACCCCTTTCACCTCGTGGCCCTGCCGGGCCTGCATCACCTTTGGGACCAGCTGCACCAGCCGGTCCCCGTGGGCCTGCGGGCCCCACTGCACCAGGTGCGCCAGGTTCCCCCCTGTCCCCCTTCGGTCCGGGGACTGCTGCCCGGGTTGCTGCCTCTTCTGCCTTCGTTTTTGCTGCCTGCACTTCTGCCATTACCGCTTTCACAGCCTTTGGGGTTGCCGCTTTTGTTTCATCATCGCTGTTGGTATCGCTGCTCAGCTGTACAACACCTTTCTGTGATGTGCTGGCATCCGGAACACTGGCGACACTGCCTGCGGGACCCGCAGGACCTGCGGGGCCGGTTTCTCCCCGAGGGCCTGCGGGACCTGCCGGACCTGTTGCGCCGGGTTCACCTTTATCCCCTTTCGGGCCGGTTTGCCCTGCCGGACCCTGTGGTCCGGGTGGTCCGGCCTCTCCACGTGGGCCGGTGTCACCTTTCGGCCCCGGCTCACCTCTCGGACCAGCATCCCCCTTTGGTCCCTGAGGCCCCCCCGGGTCTCCTTTTTCGCCTCTGGCCCCGGTTTCACCACGCGGCCCCATTGCTCCCTGTGGCCCGGTCGCACCACGTGGGCCAGATGGCCCTGTTGCGCCAGCTGGCCCCTGCACTCCCTGAGGTCCCCGTTCTCCTGTATCACCTTTCTGGCCCGGTATGCCCTGAGGTCCGCGCTCTCCCTGCTCACCTTTCTCCCCACGCGGACCCGCCGGACCTGTTTCACCACGAGGACCAGCATCACCTTTCGGCCCTGTATCGCCTTTAGGTCCTCGTGCATTCTCAGCCATACGTCTGGCTTCTTCAGCACTAACTGTAGCAGCCTCAGCACGTTTAAGAACGTCTCCGGCGGCCTCCTGAGCCACTCTGGCGGTTTCAGCATGTCGTCTGGCCTCTTTAGCGTCAGCTGCCGCTGCCTTTTCAGACTCACCTGCCCGGGTCGCCGCCTCTGCAGCCTCACTGGCTTTTTGTGCAGACTCCGTCGCTTTGCTGGTCGCAGCCTTCGCGCTTTCTGATGCAGTCTTCGCACTGGCAGCAGCGCTTTCCTTCGACTGTGAAGCCTGATTATTTTTCACCGCCGTGTCTTCGTTCAGACGACGAATCGTGGCAAGGTCATCCGCCACATTGTTCTGTATCTGCCGGAAATCTGTCAGCAGTTCTCCGGGTATGCTCACCTCAACAAGACTGCGGCGTAACAGCATATTGAGCGTCACCGTACTTTCAGTCCCCTCAATACGCACACGTCCGTAGACAGCAGTCTTCCCTTTCACCGTCACAGAAACCGCATACTCCCCCGGCTCCAGCGTCATTCCGTAATACCCGCCGTCACGAGTCACTGCTGACGCACTGGTGCCGCTGAGCGCATCCGGTGAAACTGTCAGCGCCGTCAGGGTAATATTTGCGCCTGATATCGCCTCACCATCAGGAGATTTCAGCGTCCCCGAAACAACAACACTCACATTCCACCTCCGTTAAACACCTTCTTGCGGGCAGACAATGCACTGTCTGCACCCTGTTTAATCCCGAGCTGCTCAACAAAACTCTGATAATGTTGTGCTGCCAGTCCTGACTCTGCACCACCGGCTGCATCCTTGCTGAATGCACGAAACAACATCCAGTCAACCAGCGGGTTAACATAAGCCTCTTCCAGCGGTACAGGCGTGTCATCATCCTGCGTCAGAACATACACCGCCTCCGGAATGCGGCTGACCACAGCATCAACACTCACAGCCTCCTCCGGTGCCGGAAACAGCCAGAACACGCGCGGGGCAAGGTCACTGCTGATAAAGCATTCCGGTTTCCCCCTCAGCATGTGCCAGTCGGGATACTGTGCATCAAGCACCTCACGGGATTGCGGTTTTATAGCACTGCCATCGCTGAGGCATATCACGTCAAGAAGCTGTATTGCGCCATCAGGCAAAGTCTGACGTGCACCAGGAACACAATTCAGCGTCTCCAGACTTGCGCCTGCATCCGGCCTTGCCAGAATCACCGCCCGCACAGCATCATTGTAATAATCACACAGCTCAGCCAGAGGCCAGCGCACCATCATCGGGTCAACCAGTTGCGTGTTCACTCGTCCGATGATTTCAGTAATCGTCGTCATCAGTAAAACCTTTGTCTGCGGACAGGATTGCGGTATGAGGAGTACGGACTTGTCGCCAGTGTGTCGCGATATGCCCGACGGATACCCTCAGAAAACAGCACAGAGAAATACTGTGCGCGCGACGGGTCTGACCATGAAACCCCGGTCTGCATGAACAACCGTTCAAGCGCCCCTGCAGCCACTTCTTCAGACCATGCCCGCAGTTCATCCTGCACCTGACGGCTCCCTGCTTTCGGAGCAACGGCATAAAGCACACTCACCTCTCCGGGCGAACAGGCAAAATGCATTACCCGCCCCGGGCGGATTTCCACATCATGACCGGCAAAAAGCTCACGCCCGTCAGCGAGGATACGAATAATATGTACGCACTCTTCATTCTCCGCGTCATATGGCAGCACACAGTCCTCTCCGGCTGACGGTGACAGCGTGGCTTCACGGCGGCACAACAGGGACTGACGGCAGAATGCCACTGCCGACATGGATAATGCATCCGTCATCATAATGCTCAGCGGACCGCTGATATGGCGACGGACATACGGTAAAAAATCAGTCAGTTCCGCCATGCTGTTCAGTCTCCGCAACACGACGGCGAAATGCCTCACGCACACGGACACGAAATGCATCAGCCGTTTCTTTCGGGTCTTTGTGAATATTCAGCTCTTCTGCCTCACACAACGTTGCCAGCCGTGCGGACGTGAGTTTGCTCAAATCCACATCCTGACCACCAACGCTAACCACAAAACTGTTCTCCGCTTCTGTAAGAGCAACCTGTTCTCTTTCCTGCGCCTGCTGTGCCTGCCGCAACTGCTCATCCTGTTGTTGCTTTTTGAGCACACCATCAAGCTCTTCATGACGAACCCAGACATCCGGAAAGGCCAGCAACTGCCAGGCAAGCGCGCTGTCAACATGCACCGGCTCAAGACGCGGGAACAGTGTACGACTCCCGGTAAGGGTATCCTTTTTCACGGGTTTGGGGCCGATATAGACAACGGCAATTTTCTCGCTCATATAATTCCCCGGATAAAAAAGCCCGCATGACGCGGGCCGGAAGGTTTATATCAGTATCCCACCACGGTATAACGCAGCAGAACATTCAGGGTACCGGTCGCAGCAGCTGTCTTAATGGTGACCGTAACCAGCTCTCCGTCACGCTGTGTGGTGTACGGCTCCACTGGCACATATTTAGCAAAGCTGGCAGTTACTGCACCACTGTCACCAATGAGTTCATGTTCGCCAGATTTAACGCTGACAGTTGCTGTGCCGCCAAGTCCCTTGGTAGAAACCAGCTGTAACGCATTAATACGAACACCGATCGGCAACGAAAAAAGATGAATAACACTGTCCGCTTCCGCAGCATTCACAGTAAACACACCTTCTGCCACCGACTCATTACCGTGCGTACCCGTATAGACCCGTTCACTCAGTGACGGGGCAAGGATGGTCTTTGCCATAATTAATGACTCCTGAAAAAGCCGGGCGATAACCCGGCATGGGGAAAGGAAAAATCAGAGCTTCACTGCGGTATCAACGGCAATAACACCGTGATCCTGCATCCTGCCGCTCTTCTCCGGGAAACGGATTTTTTTCAGACCGTTGATCCAGCTGATTGCTATCTCAGTACGGTTATCCATATCCGTTTTCTTCTCAACCATGTTGAAGTGACCGCCGCCCTTCTGACCGTACGCATTCGCCAGTGCCTGAGCACCCAGCAGCATGGCGCGGTCAATGTTGGTTGCGGCCTGCTTCTCTTCTGTGGTTGCCGTCAGGTCGTTTTTCGATACCAGAACCTTTGACCCCTGATAGAAACGGATCGGCATCCCCGCATACTTGCGGACCAGGATATTGCGCCACATCGCACATTCGCCTTTGAACAGCGGATGGTTAAACCCTTTTGAGCGGTTTACGGCACGCGTCATCATCTGGTTCCAGTCCTTGCCGGACGTGGAGGTGTACCAGTCATTCCACTGACGCGGCGTGACGTAGAGGACGTAATACGGATCTTCGCCATACAGCTCATCACCGGACAGGCGTACCGGTTGTAACGGATGAGCCATCTCGTCAATAAACAGTGAGAGATTATCGACCAGCGCAAGAGTGAACAGGTCAGACTGATCAATACCTTCAAAACTCGTCGCATCCCCACCGAAAAAATGACGATCATGCGTCGGCGGCAGTACGTCGTTGATCATGATTTTTTTGAATTCAGGGTGATCTGCCGTTGGCAGAATGGTGTCATCAGCAACAAAATCACCGCGGGCACCGGCAAGATGCACTATCGCACACTGGTCCTGCAGGTCGTTAAAGTACGTACCCAGCAGCGTTCTGGCAGAGGATGCCAGGTTGAACTTCGTACGCTGCTGGCTCATACGTCCGCCCGCATCCACCAGGTGACGGCCCTGATTAATTTTCAGGGAAAAATCAGCATGGCTGAGGTCTTCACCACGGCCTTCAACGCGCTCATCCCCCATCGTCGGACGTTTAGAGAGTTTGTGCATGATGCTGAATGTCACTTCATCACCGGCCTGTTTGTTGAGGTCCGTGATTCGCACAACCGGTGCACCGGCACTGGTCTGCTTCGTGCTTTTCTTGTCAGGCGAAACTGCTTTTGGTGCATCCTGCTGTTCAGTGAGTATATTCACCATTGAGCGGTTGCGGTTGGCAGCCGTGAAAAGCGCCACCTGATACAGCTTATTCGCCTGGGCTGTTGTTACTGTGGTCATTACGTCAGTACTCCTTCAGTGGTTACCCGAGTTTTTCCAGAATCGCGTCAATTTCAGCGTCCGTCATGCCTCGCATGGCGGCTTCAATTTCGGTATGGGAAGCACCAAGTAACCGTTCAAAATTATCACCGGTTCCGACGGAAGCCGTGTTGCCAAGCTCTGACGGGGAAGCAGGCACTGCCATCTCCCGTTCAGCGGCTTTCACTTTTTCTTCCGCCGTTTTCCGGATATCCGTGTTGTCTGCCTTGTCATCAGAAGGCGGCTCACTGGCTTCACCAAAAGCGAGCTGCGTACGGCGGGCCACTTCGGCGAAACGTTCAGTGAGCGGTTTGTCTTTCCATGCGGGGTCATTCTGGAGCTTCCCGTCGATGGATACGGCAACCGAGAAGCGATCCGGATCGGAGTTCTGCCACGTTTTCAGCACCGGCACGGCATTCATCGCATCAAGAACCGGTGATAAATCCTCACCACCATGACCTTCTGCCTGCTGTGCTGATTGCTGAACACGGGACTGGAGATAGTTATTTTTACGGATGAGCGAAGCCACCGCGTCACCAATTTCCGGATACATCTCCCTGATACGGGCAATCTTCTCATCAGAGATTTTTTCGTTTTCCGGTAACGGTGCGGGTTTCATACCGGCCTGGTGGATCTGAGACGTCAGCAGTTCAACCAGGCGTTTTTCTTCGGCTATCTGTCCCCGAAGAAGTGCGGCTTCCTGTTCGGCCCGCTGCTTACCGGAACGTTCAGCCTCAAGGACTTCATAGGGAATGACGTGTTTACCATCGCGGGTGAGCACACCCTTCGCCTCCGGCTCCTTCACGTCCTGCGTCTGCTCAGCACTGGCATCCGGCGTCGGTGCCGCAGTGTTATCGCCCGTCTGTGTCTGTGCTGCCTCATCCGCATGATTTTCTGTGGCGGCCTCTGTCACGCCGTCCTGTTCGTGACCGTCAATATCCACATCCCCAAGCCCTTCCAGCATTTTTTCCAGTTGTTCCGGGGTTTCTTCACCCGTAAATTCAAAATCCATAAATAACTCCGCATGGTCTGTTTATCGGACAGATCCGAATGGTTGAGTAAATAAGGCTTATCGCTGCCCCCGCGAATAAGCGCACCGCTCCCGGAACGCTTATCTCCGGAAACAAAAAACCCCGTACGATGACGGGGTTCCGTTAAGTTCAGGATTTTCAGAGCGGCATTTCATGCATCCGCTGTTGTAGTGTATGCAGCATCTGTTGCTGAAGAACTTCCTGCTCCTGTTCCATATTCTGTATGCCGGTAATGATTTCTGCCGTATGTGCCTGGTTAAGCGCATCCACATAACGCTGTCCCTGTGCCACGGCGACATCCCGTTGTGCGCCAGCATTATCCCGTTGCGCAGCCGCGCGTGCCCTGGCAGCTTCTGCTTCCAGTTTAGCCACCCGGCCTGTCATTTCGCGCATCTGAAGTTCTGCCTGCTGTTGCTCCAGCGCCTGCTGTTGTGCTGCCGCTTCCTGCTCTTCCGGAGTCATCTCATCCGGTGATTTTGGCGTCCCCAGCGCCGCACGAATACGTTCGACAAATTCCTGTTTCTGCGGCACATCCAGAAGATTAACCCACAGATCGAGCACAACAGCCTGCACCTGAGGCGGCAGCCCCTGAATAACCTCTGACATTCTCTGTGCAAGCTGTGCCTTAAACGCCGGTGTCTGCTGAACAGGAGCCAGCGCAATATGTGTATTTAACCTTGAAATATCATTGGTCAGTTCACCATTATCACCTTCAGCATTGAGGACAATGGTCTGGCGACGCTGACGATCATCGCGATTAATCACCACCGCATGATTACGCCGCTTTTTCAGGTCATCAAGAAGATAAGCGAGCAACAGCCTTCCCACCTGCTGGCAGGCAAACTGGTAGTTATCGTTGATTTCGGCAAGGGTTGTGGCTCCCTGCTCCACCAGGTTGCTGATCGCCACACCGGACGATGCATTTGAATCCTGCCCGAGAAATGCGGAATAAACCCCCATCGTGTCCTGGATAAGTTTTTCCGACTCCTGCATGACCTGAAACTGCTGGCTGGCAACCTGAAAATCCTGTTCAACCCGGAAAACATCAGCAACGCTTTTCTGATTTTTTCGGGCCGGATTCAGTTTAATAATGCCATCCGGACGCTCGATCTGCTCCATCAGATCGTTGTCTGACAACTGGGTGGCATCCTCGTCCATAATCACGCGTTTGGCCTGAAGCAACCACGTCAGTTTTATACGACGAAAATTCACCTCATCCTGTGCCGGAATGGCCCGGGAAATCAGCCCGTAAGGCTCCCCGGTTTTATCCTTCCGGTATCCCCAGAAGGGAACCAGCGGGAACATCCCCTGCGGCGCACTACAGGGGCGATCCACAATAAAGTGCGGTCCCACAAACCAGGCTTCACGAATACGACTTACCCGCCCGACTCTCACCTGCACCCGCCCGGATGCCACAGCCACCGCATGCATCAGATTATTTTTATCAAAGGCCACCACCCGTCCATTACTGAGTTCAATCACCGGAAGACGCTCGAATGTACGGTAATAAACCACCTGAAGCAGCACACGACGGCGTTCACGCTGAAGCCATTCGTTCTGCTGTCGATCCCATGACTGATACTCTTCCCATGCACTCATCAACGGACTGGGCTGGCCTTCAGTAACCGTGGTATCGACAAAACCACGCCAGTCATCAATGGCATAATCGATAACCTGAGCCATTCCCGGAAATGTGGCTTTTGCCTCATCGGTATCCATCCAGCGGCGGCGCATCAGCCAGCGGCAGTCACTTAAATCAGCCTCCCGGCTGAGCCAGTCCCAGAACACTTCATTCCGGCTGACAGTAGACACCTTAAACTCAGGCCCGAACGGATCGCTGTTCCGTCTGACCTCCACCCAGCTGAGCCCCGCTTTGATTTGTTCCGCATAGGCATCAGAACGGGCTTTATTCATATTTCCAAGGCGGCAAGCATCGGCAAATTCAGCATTAATAGCTTCAGCCAGTTTTTCTGTTTCATCATCAGGATCATCTGATATCACCAACAGATCAGTCCGCGTTTTGGCCTCCATACCCAGAACACCATCAACGGTAGGCGCGATGAGGTTATGGATGGTCATCGGCTGACCGCGATCTTTCAACACCTGGAGAACTTCCGGTGGCAACTGGTCACCATCGTAATACGCACAGGCCTTGTTTGCGGCATCGCGCCATTTAGGCTGACTGTCAATATCAGAACAAAGCGCCTGTAACTGGCGCTGAGAAAAACGCGGCGTGGCTCCGTTGTCGTTTTTCGTCGCCATGGTATTAGTTTCATTTTTCATCAGTGAGCCATCCAGTGTGTGGTTCTGCGTTTATCCGTTTTCTGTTTTACCCTCACCGGCATTCTGGCGCGCATCTCCTGGGCAATCATGTAGCTCATAAGCTGATCATCAAAACAGCCTTCCTGTGCATTCATGGAGCCTTTCGCGTCATAAACGTAGGTGTTCATTTCTGATAATGTGCCCGACCAGCGGATCCCCGACAGGCCGTTATTCAGCAGCGTTTTCATTCCCTCTGTCAGGACCGGTTTACTCTGGCGGGTTGTCAGCCAGCCAAGACGGGGCGTATCGTCGTCATATGCCTGGTCAAGGTGCTGTTCGTTGTAGATATAACGCGTCGGATAGAGTTCCCTGAGTTTCAGGATAACGGCATGTCCGTGATTGTTACGCTCCGGCCCCACAAACGCATTGTTGTACATACGGCAGACCTGCGCAATGAGATGAGCGAAAAGCTCCGCATCGAGATGACCAAACCAGTGAGCCACCTGCTCACCATTACTGCATCTGATGATATCCAGCGATGAGCGGTCTCCGTGCTCCAGCCCCTCAGCGGTATCCGCTCCGCATACATACTCTTCATCCGGATCCGGCAGCTCCCAGACCAGCAGATAATTCATCAGCGTCCGGTGCTGTTCGGCTTTATTCCCGTCACGCAGAGACTGCGCTTTGGTCTTCGTTCCTGTAACCGGTTCAATGTCATAAACAATCAGCGGTGGCGAACAGAATGACTCTGCCTGCAGCGTGCTTTCCGCACTGAACACCCGTCGTCCTGACGTCAGAAACGCCTCCTGTGGCGTTGAGGGAAATTCCTGCTTCATTTCCTCACGCTGTTCAGTTTCCTTGCAGATGTACCAGTGTTTCTGCTCATCGGTAAGCGTGATGTTCATTGCTTTTTCAACCGCAGAAAAATACGCTGTTTTTTCCTGTGACAGCTTAAGTCCGCTTTCCGGCACTCTGGCGCTGTATTTGAGATCCTGCCACCAGGCGTAAAAATGGAATTTATAATCCTGTGGCGTCAGCGCCAGCCCTGATGCAGTGATTTCCTGTGCCCGGTTACTCATCTCGTAAAAATCGCCACCCACACCTTCAGCAGTGGATTCATCAAAAATAATGCACTCATCAGAGACGGCATTAAGTGTACCGGTTCGCAGTTCTTTCGCCTTAGCCGGATATTTTGCGCAAATTTTGCCGTGCTCTGAGATATGCAGGCGCTGCACCGTACCTGAACGGAATGAGGTTGCCACCTGGATACTCGAGCCGTGACCAAACAGGATATAGCCACCGCTGGCTCCGCTACGACGTTCAACGATGGTGAATGAGGCTCTCAGCCAGTCAGGAAGATGATCAAACGGTACAGCAATTTTGGTGCGGAAAATTTCACTGGCAGCCTGTTTATCCTGAGCGACAATCCCGCATTTGAGATGCGGTATGAATAATGCCTGGTCGAGAAGATAAATATCAATGGCCGTGGAAAACCCCAGCTGGCGTGCTTTCAGGATAATATTTTTATTGTGCATGCTCCGGAACAACTGGCGCTGCGCCGGTCGCATTCTGAAGGTGACCAGCTCACCTTTTTCGTTCTGTATCTTGTAGAGATGATTGAGGCGCCACCAGGGATTGCTCAGTTTTGTCATAATGAACAGACGTTGTTCGGTCTCAGTCATTTCTGCAGATTCATCACATCGCGGTTTATTCTTCCGGAATGTCATCCAGTCTCCCCGAATTACTCATTTCATGCAGCGATGACACGATGTCACTGACAGGCGTAACAACGCCCCGACGCTGGCTGGTCAGAATATCGGTTTCCGCTCTGAGTTTATCTCTGGCAGCGTTGATTCTTTCCCGGTCAGCACGAAGTTTTGGTGCTGTTTCCGCCAGAACGTCCAGCGTCAGCAATGAGCGTTCAATTGACTCGATACGGGCAATATTCCGGTCAAGAGCCTGTTCGGCTTTAAGTATTTTGTCGTACAGGGCAACACGGGTTTCCACGTCAGCCGCCTCTTTCAGGTCGGCGAACATTTTTTTCAGTGTTCCTGTTACTGAAAGTGCGCGGGCACGGGTGAACACCAGTTCATCGAACAGCACCATATCGGACGCATCATCCATGAGGTTATCTGCCTCAAGATACTTCGCATATCCACGGTGTCTCACGGCGTGGGTGTTACGGTCGCTAAACCGGGCAACGGGGTGAGGATTGCCCGATCTGCTGTTGCGTTTCGTTTCTGCCGAATTTGCGCAGTTTTTTTCAGAATTTTTTGCGCATTTTTCATCGTCGGAACCCGCGTCATTGCTGGGTTCTTCATCTGAGATGTCATGATCGATTTCATGATCGGTTTTATGATCGATTTCATGATCGATTTTGCCCATTTTTATACGGGTTCTGGCGGTGTTGTAATTAATCTTTTTCTTACGGCACCACTCCAGTAATGTTATTCCCGTTTCGGCATGTTCGCGTCGGAATGCCTGCTCCAGTTTTTTCCAGTCCAGCTTTGCCATGTCACTTTCTGACGTCCTCTGTTAAAAACTGACGCATAATGACCGCTGTGATTTTTCAGAATTCACACAGCAGCGTCTTGTTTGATTGATATTTACACAATATGGTTGTTTTATCCGGTTTCTTCCACCACCGCACCGGACAGGCGGCCATGCGGGAAAACGCTCACGTTACCTGAAAACGTGGAAAGCCCGGTGTGCATCGTTTTTGATTATCCCCACACACTCGCGCAGGAGGTCCAGTGTCTGGCTGAGGTCTCTGTTAATGCGGGAATACTGCGACGATACGGCGCATGGCTATGTCAGGCTGAAATGCCTTTATCAAATCCGGGTAACGCAATCTGCCCCTGCTGCTCCAGCCTGTCCAGCCTTGCCAGCAACTGAGGCTTCTTCACCCTGCCCCAGCGATTGAGCAAACGACCTGACATACTGGCGACATCTTTCTCTTTCATGTACTCCAGCATTACAGCGTTGCGCTCCGCCTCCAGATTCGCCAGACCTTGCTGAATAAGCTCAGCCATCCAGTTGAAAGCCTGAATGTACGCTTCCTTAAAGGTCATAGCAGCTTTCCCCGTAAAACCAAATACCAACATCGTCCAACCGTCTTTTGTCATTCGATATATGGGCTGGGGTTTACCGTTCTGTAACTCATTGTTTTCATAGCAAAGCGCAAAATTGCGCTCTGCAAATTCTTTTGAGCATTGTTGAACAACGGCTCTTGTTTTCCGCAATACATCTTTGTGTTCTTTGCCAAATGCTACGGCAACCTTTCGGGTATCCGTCACCGGCTCGTTGCCTGTCACAAAAACAAGATCGCGGAAATCAATACCGTTAACAATCGTCGGATAGTTCATAGCGTCTTACCTTTCAGAAAATTGAGCCTGTCTCACAGAAAAGCCGCCCCGAGATGGTCGCCACCATATACGGCAGTTCTCAGGCTCAACTTTCTGAAAGGCTCGGGGATGTGATATGCGCGTGAGATGCGCGATGAAATTCAGATATGAAAAAGCCAGCGATTAAGCTGGCTCTGTTAATTCAGGCACTGAGTGCGGATATATTCCTGTGCCCCTTCCAGCTGCTTCTGCATTGTCATCAACCGTTCTCTGAGGATGAAATAATCCCGTTCAGCGGTGTCTGCCAGTCGGGGGCCGGTTGCATTATCCATGCCGGAGGTGCCGGTGGCTTCACGCACGGTACCGGAGCAGGTGGCGTTGATCCGCAGGCGCTTACGACCAGCAGCAACATCAGCACGCAGAGTTTCATTTTCAGCTCTCGCATCGGCTAATTCCCTCGAGTATTTTGCATCGAGCGCAGCAACATCGCGCTGGCGCACCTGCATATCAGTAATGGTGGCGTTTGCCAGCTCCAGCTCTCTGGCTTTTTTATCGCGCTGCACTTTGTAGGTGATGGCGTTATCGCGGTAATGGTCTGTTGCCAGCCACAGCGCACCACAGCCACCCGCCAGGACAATAATCACCACACACAGAACACGGCTCATCTCTCTTTCACCCCACCAGTCCCGATAACGTCAGGACTCGCCAGGCGGTGGAAAAGAAAATGGCAACCAGCATTAGTGAAAATGAAATGCCGACAATTACACAGAGGATCTTCGCCAGCGTTATGAGTTTGTCTGACATGCTTAATCCTCCCTTCACGATTTCAACGCAATGACCAGTTTT